TGCTAAACTTGTCAGCACAAAAGGCACAGTAGCTAGAATGTCGTTTATCGACGATGACAATATCGCAAGTTATTACCTATCCCAAGGGACCGATCCAGAATTTGTTGTTCCGAACGAAGAAAGAACAGATGTGAATCACAAACAAGTTATCCAAGGACCAAGAGGAACGATGTTGAGTTTTATACTTCAGTCCTCAATTGAATTGAATACATCAACATATTTGTTTAGTTTGATTGGTGGGAGTGGGACCACTATGATCGGAGCAGGTGGTGGATCAGTTAATGTTTATTATATTGACAGTTATATTAAAGTAACAGGTGCTACTACTGGGTATAAGGTAGATGTCCCTGTGAGGTTTATAAAGAAAGTGTAATGATGTAATGACTGGAATTTATTTAATAGTCAATAAAGTTAATAATAAGGTGTATGTCGGTAGCTCTAAATCTTCTGTTCATAGAAAAAAGAAACATATATATTATCTTAGAAAAGGAGAGCATAAAAATAAACATTTACAGTCATCTTGGAACAAATATGGTGAGAGTAAATTTATTTTTTCTTTTCTTGAGGAGGTTTCTAACAAAAAGGAACGAATTAAAAGGGAACAGATTTATATAGATGCTTATATGAGTTGTAATCCTAAGTATGGTTATAATAAATGTTCTGCTAATTGTGCTATTTTAAGCGAAGAAAGTAGGAAAAAAATTAGTAACGCTGTTTCTAAATTGAATATGGAACAAGCAGAAGAAATAAGAAAAAAATATAATACTGGTAGATATACTAGGAGCCAAATATCAAAAGAATATGGTATAGCAGTAGTTACTATATCGAGAGTATTGAATTATAAAATATGGAGATATAATGGTAATTTGTCTCAAGAAGAAAAAGAAAAATATATTCAAGAAAAGAATAAAATTGGTGGCAGTAACAAAAAGAAATCCTTTTCAGGTTCTAATAATCCTAAGTCTAAATTGTCGTTTGAAATAGCAGAAGAAATAAGAAAAAAATATAATACTGGCAATTATTCTCAAGGCAGATTGTCAAAAGAATATAAAGTAGGAAAACACACAATTCGAATGATCATCAAAAATATTTATTGGAGAGAATAATTGTTGGTTAAAACTATTTAATTCAACAGGAGTATTATAAAATATGGCGAACACTTTTAAAAATTTGACTGCAAACGATGTCACTTCCACGCGCACGTTATTATACGAAGCAATTCCCCTAACTGGTGCACTGGTATCTGGCACATATGGAACTTGGGCACTAGAAGAGAATATCAAAAACTATAGTCATGGAATGTTTCAATCGGCGTACGATTATCCCTATCTCTCATCTTCTGCCAACAATATGTTTGACATTACTCTTGGTTTTGCTAGTAACTCAGCTTTATCAATGTCAACACCAGGAGTTCAGCAAGAAAAGAAAATAAATCTCTATAATCAAATGTGTCAGTTATTGATGGGTTATGATCATACTGGCAGTATACAAGAATTTGATGAAGATGGCAATATCCTTGCAGGTGGAACAAAAATAAAAGAAGCATATTTTCTTACTTTCTCTCGATTACTTTATAAAGATGAAATTAAGAAAGGTTCATTCTCAATAACAATTGGGACTAAACCACTGTTCACAATTGCCAATTCTACTACCTATGTCATTACTGACGGTCATGCTGCTAGTGATTATAGAGTAAACAGTCCTGCTGGTGAATATGCTATATTAACTGGTTCTACTCCTATTGCTGGTTCTAAGAGTCCTAAGTGTGGATTGATATTTTATCAGGCTGGCGTAGTAGTGTTGACTGCTTCTTTGTTTAATTCTATTACTGCTAGTGGCGGTGGCGGTTCAGTAGGTAATCAAGGTGGGTATCAGTTGAACACTTGTATAGCAGTTCCTCCTGGTACTACAGGAGGCACAAATTTTGAGAATACTTTTACTGGTTCTACTATTCAAGTTAATGCTGATGCTTTGAGACACAGAATTCATAATATATCGTTTAACAATACGACAGAATTGAATTCTACTATTTATTTTGTGAGGGCTAACCACTCTGAATTCAACTACTCAAGTAATCCGACTTTTGTGACTGGTTCAAAAATAAGGGTTAAAACCAACACATATGATGAACCAGTGACATACATTACTACTATTGGACTTTATTCTGCCGATAATGAGTTATTAGCAATAGCAAAATTAAGTGAGCCGCTGAAGAAAACTCCAAGTAATGAGATAACCTTTCGTACCCGGATCGATTTTTAATTTTAATAACTCATAACATAGTATTTTTTTGATTGGTTGACTATTTATTATAGATGTGATATTCTATAATAAACAGGAGACAAAACAATGTATCAAAAAAAGTGTGTTATTTGTAATAAAGATTTTGAAGCTAGGGTGCCTCATAAGATAACTTGTTCTGCAAAGTGTAGAAAAAAACATCAAGCAAATTTATCTTATAATTTTTATTTAAACAAAAAAGAAAATGGAATTGAAAAAATATGTTTAACTTGCGGCATTGTTTTTCACTCTGAAAGAGAAGAGGCAAAGTATTGTTCTTTACAATGTAATAGAAGTGGCAGCAATTTTAAAAAAGAAAGAAAAATTATATTTTGTTTAAATTGTAATAAAGAAGTTGAGGTGTTGAAAGACAATCCTAGAAATACTCGTTTCTGTTGTATAGGTTGTTCTAATACTTATTTTAAGAGTCATGATGATATAATAAAAGTATGTGAAAATTGTGGTAATAAATTTATTGTGGAATATAAGAATAGAAACAAACATAAATATTTTTGTTCTAAAAAATGTGCAAATACTGGCGAAAATAATAGTATGTATGGTTTAACAGGAAGTTTATCGCCCGCTTTTGGTCAAATTCCGTGGATAAAAGGAAAAACAATAGAAACAGATGAAAAAGTGGCAGAACTTGGGAGAAAAGTGTCTGTTACATTAAAGGAACAATTTACTTCTGGTGAAAGAAATCATTTTGGTGAAAACAATCCAATGTTTGGTAAACATCATTCTGTAGAATCGCGAGAACAAATTTCTAGAGTAAGAAGCGAAAGAATTGTTAATGGCGATTATGCTTCTTGGTTCGATAAAGGAAATATATTTTCAATAAAAATGAAAAGTGACATTTCATATCGTTCTTCTTGGGAGAAAATTGCTATAGAGTATTTAGATAAAAATGAAGATATCGTGGGTTTTTTGCATGAACCGTTTAGTTTAAAGTATTTGTTTGAAGGCTTAGAAAAGAATTATATTCCAGATTTTTTTATTGAATATAAAAGCGGTATCAAAAAAGTAATAGAAATAAAACCAAAGTGTTTTGTTGAATATGAAATCAATCAATTTAAATTTCAAGCAGCAAAAGATTATTGTCAAGAAAAAGGTTATGTTTTTGAGATATGGACTGAAGAAGATATAAAGAAGCTGCTATAGTCTCCTTGACATTCCTCTCATTTTCTGTTATATTCTATATTATGCCTCATTTCTCCTTTTCTCCTGGTGACTTAGTAAAAGCAGCAAATTTCTTTTATGGAATAGTGCTGGGAGAATATAAAGTCAAAGGTTTTAACTGTTTAAGAATATATTGGTTTATGGACACAAGAATCAGAAAAGACAATAACGATTGGCCTAGAATACCTCAAATAGTTGATGTATGGAATAAAGATACTATAGAAAAACTGGAAGTTATATCATAAAGAATAACCTTGCCACAAATTATCTTAAAACTATTTATCATTATGAAATTAACACAAGAACTTTTACATAGTTTGATATTGGAAGAACTTTCTAAAGATTCTTTTTTTGTTTCTCGCAAAAATGTCATTGATTTGTTAAATAAAAGAAATTTAGGTAGAGATGAAGAAAGAAGGTTAGAAGTAATTTCTGATTATTATGAAGAAAGTCCAGAAGAAGTAGAAAAATTATTTTCTTTTCTCTCGGAAGTTGGTAGAGACATAATTAAAAAAACAATTAGTATTCCTTATGTTGATATTGACGACATAAAAGAAAGATTGTTGACTTCTTCTCAAACGTTTGAACGCTATGGTGATAACGATAAAGAAGGGTTTTATCCATTTTCTATTTATGTTTCAGCTTCCCCAGAAGATAAAAATACTGTTGGATTAGAGGTTTTTTCTAATGGGACGTTCAAGATGTTTGAAGGCAATGATGAGGCAAGCGAAGATACTATAGAGTTGGTAAATGAGTTGACAGGGGCGTCTAGAGAAAAAGTTAGGATTTATGGAAATCATAGTAGTGAAGTAGTTGAAAGAATAAGAGAAACAGGCACACTTCCAAAGAATTTATATGTTTCTCCTTCTCGGGAACATGCTGCTGGTTATTGGGGCGAAGAAAGAGTTTTATTTTCTGCTGTAATTGGTAAAGGTGGCGTTTCTCAAGAAAGTGAGGTTGACTGGAAGACAATAAAAGATGTCAAGATAGAAAAATTTAAATATGTTTAAAAGGTATAATTAAATGTATATTCCTTTCAAGAAAACAGATATATTTTATAATCGATTAAAATTATATCCTAAAACAGAGTTTCAAATTTACGATAGGTTGGTTCATTATAACAATAAACCTATTATTCCAGGCAAAAATGTTACTCAAATTGCTGGGCATATGCCAGGAACAATAGATTTATATGAAAATAATGTAGATAGAATAGCATCAGAATATATTTATCCTTTTATTATTAAAGATGGTTCTCTATTAGCTTTCAAGACGGTTGATACTGACGATTATCACGAAGATTATAGTTATGGAGATGTTGTAAAAGGATCATATCCCTTAACTGCTTCTATTTCTAGGGATTATTATGCCTTAAGCAGCACTAGACCACAAGTAGATGCTTTACAGAATGTTTTAAATTATAATAAAAAATATAGTCCTCATTATAATTATAATTCTTCTCTTGGAAATAAAGCAACACAACCATTAGGAATGATTTCTATACCAAGTATTTTTTATGGTTCTTCAATTAAAAAAGGATCTGTAGATTTAAGATTTTATATTACTGGATCTCAATATGGAAGATTACAAGATATTAGACGTAACGGGGAATTAGTTCAAACTGAAGGTCTTTATGGTAGTGGATCAGTGGCAGGAGTTGTTTTATATACTGAAGGTTTTATCATATTGACAGGTTCTTGGGATCTATCTAATACTGGATGGACTGAACCTTATGTGCCTGGTGCTGCTGCTACAGATCCAAGATGGGTTTATTTTGCTAGCACTGGTAGTACTGGTGCAGGAGAGAATATACCGTATACTAGTTTTTGGATGTGTTTTGAAGGTGTGAATTATGTGCCTACTCTTACAATGCTTTGTCACGCGAGAAGAGGAGAAATAAATTCTTCTCAGAATCCAACTTGGATTAAGTATGGACAAAAGAATTATCCTAGAACCAGCTCTATTGATTTTTATGAGAGTAGTTCTTTGGAAATTAAAAATATAACTCATTCAAATTGGGATAGTCCTACTGGGTCTTTTGAGAAAATTGTTTATATTGACAAAGTTAACATTTATGATAATAATAAGAGAGTGATTGCTGTTGCTAAGTTGGCGAAACCTTTAAGGAAAAGGGAGAAGGATTCGTTGACATTTAAATTGCGTTATGATTTTGGTTAAAGTTGAATAAAAAAAAGTCTTTTTTTCTTTTGTTGTGGGACTAGAGGAGGTGATTAAATGATTCTTGCCATTGACGTATCCTCAACGAAGTGTGGGTTTTGTGTTTTAGATAAAGAAGAAAAAATAGTATTTAAGGATGTATTGTTTTTTAATTCTAAAGAAAGCCTAATCCAGAGAGTTAGTAAATTCTCTGAGTTTTGTGTTAATAGTTTAAATTTTGAGATTGAAAAAGTAATAGTAGAAGAACCGTTTATTTCAGTAACAGGAGGTGCAGGTCAAGCTTGGACTACCGCGATATTACACAAGTTTAACGCAATGTGCTGTTATATAATTTATCAAATTTTTAAACAAGAACCAATTATGATTAATCCAATGTCTGCTAGATCAAAATTAGGTATTAAAATTCCTAGAGGATTGAAAGGTAAACACAAAAAACAAGTTATTATAGATTTTGTTTGTAATTATTTTAAAGATCAGTTTTCATATGAGAAGACAAAGTTTGGGAATTATATAAAAGGGACTGATGATATATGTGACGCTATTATTCTTGCTCTTTATGGTTTAAAATTTACTTGATTTGTCTTCTAGAATGTGATATTCTAATTACAGTGCTGTCAGAAAAACAAAATATATTGAAGGAAATTTTAGGTAGTTGCTTCAAAACTGGTAATGAATATCTGTATTTTTGTCCTAAGTGTAATCATCATAAACGCAAATTAAGTGTTAATTTAGAAAAGAATGCTTTCAAATGTTGGATATGTGGATATCGTAGTAAATCGATTTTATCTTTAATTAAATCTTTTGGCTCTCAACAACTTTTAGATAAATGGATAGCAATAACAGGTGAGATTGATTTTTCTTTTGAGAAACAAAGTATTAAATCTAGACTTTTAGATGGTCAGAAACAAGAAATAAAAAAAGGAGAATACATACAGTTACCTAAAGAATTTATTAGTTTAGTTGGTAATTTTTCATTGGCAGCTGGTCAAGCAAGAAAATATCTATATGATAGAGGAGTTTTAGAAGAGGATATAAATTATTGGAAAATAGGATTTGCTGTTGAAGGAGAGTATTGTAATCGAATAATCATTCCTCTATGTTCTAATAATGGTAAAGTTAATTTTTTTGTTTCTCGCACATATCTTAATGAAATTCCTAAATATAAGAATCCGTCAGTTGACAAAGATATCGTATTTAACGAAATAATGATTGATTGGAATAAACCAATTGTTTTAGTTGAAGGCATTTTTGATGCTATCAAAGCAGGAGAAAATTCAATACCGCTTCTTGGCAGTTCTTTAAATGAAAATGGGATACTTTTCAGTAATTTGGTAAAATGTAAATTGCCAGTTTACATTTGTTTGGATCAGGACGCAAAGAAAAAAGAATACGGTATTATAAAAAAGTTGTTGTATTTTGGTTTGGAAGTGTATAAAATAGACATTGGTGAGTTCAAAGATCCAGGCGAGATGACAAAAAAACAATTTATAAAAAGAAAAGAAAAAGCAATTAAAATAACAGAAGAGAAATTAATGATATACAGAATGGAAAATTAATGAAAATAGCACATATTTCAGATTGCCATATCAGGCTTTTAAAATATCATCAAACCTATAGAATAATTTTTCAAGAACTATATGAAAAACTTAAAAGTTTAAATTTAGATAACATTGTTTTTTGTGGAGATTTACTCCATAATAAAAACACACTTAGCCCTGAAGCAGTTGAATTGGCAACAGAATTTCTTGATAATCTTTCAAGTATCGCTTCTCTTTATATCATACTTGGTAATCACGATCTTATGATACGCAATCTTCAGCGTCAAGATTCTGTTTCTCCTCTCGTTTCTGCTCTCAATAAAAAGAATATATATTTTTTAAAAAATTCACAACAAATTGACATAGGTGAAGATATTGTTTTGAATGTTGCTTCTATTTGTGATAAAAACAATTGGGAATTGCCAAGAGATAAAGAAAAAATAAACATATTGTTATACCATGGTCTGATTGTCGGGTGTGTTTC